GCCGGCGCAGCCGCGCTCCTGCAATTCCTTGATTAAGGGTAAGACATGACTGTCCCGACTAATACCTACCAGACGTATCAGGCTGTTGGCAACCGCGAAGACCTCACGGACGTGATCTATCGGATCGCGCCGACCGACACGCCGTTTATGAGCGGCATCGGCAAGGGCAAGGCGTCGAACACGCTGCACGAGTGGCAAACGCAGGATCTGGCCGCCGCTGCGAACAACGCCGCGATTGAAGGTGACGACGCATCGGCTGCCGCCGCGACGCCGACCGTGCGCCTGAACAACCGTACGCAGATCTCGACGAAGACCATCATCGTGTCGGGCACGCAGCAATCGGGCATGAACCCTGCCGGCCGCAAGGATGAACTCGCGTACCAGCTCAGCCTCAAGGGTTTGGAACTGAAGCGCGACATGGAAACGGCGCTCACGCAGAACACGACGGCGATCGCTGGTAACTCGTCGACGGCTCGCCAGCTGCGCGGCCTCGAAGGTTGGGTCGCGACCAACAACGACCTCGGCGCGACGGGCGCGGCTCCGAACTACAACACGAACACGGCGCCGACCGACGGCACGCAGCGCGCGTTCACCGAAGCGCAGCTGAAGAACGTGATCCAGTTGGCGTGGGCGCAGGGCGGCAACCCGAACGTCATCATGCTTGGCGGCACGCAGAAGCAGACGTTCTCGACGTTCTCGGGCAACTCGACGCGTTTCGACAAGGGCGAAGACCGCAACCTGACGGCGGCGATTGACGTGTACGAATCGGACTTTGGCGCGCTCAAGGCAGTGCCGAACCGCTTCCAGCGCGCACGTACGGCATTCGTGCTCGAAATGGGCCGCTGGAAGACGGCGTTCCTGCGTCCGATGCAGACGAACCCGCTGGCGAAGACGGGCGACGCCGAAAAGCGTCAGCTGGTCGTCGAGTACACGCTCGAAGCCGGCCAGGAAAAGGCATCCGGCGCGATCCGCGACCTGCTGTGATCTGAAGCAGTAACCGTGTGGTGGGGCGTCCTTCGGGGCGCCCTTTTTTATTGGGGCTTCAGATGGCTCAGAACTCGATGCAAATTTTCGCAACAGGCAACGTCATTGCATTTGGCGCAGCGTCGGCCAGCGTAGCTATTCCTAACACCCTGTCTGGCACGAAACCGAAATACGTGCGCCTCGTCTCGACGGGTGCATGCTACGTGAAGCTTGGCGCTGCTGGCGTCACTGCCGCTGCTGGCGATCTGATGGTGCAGCCCGCGGATTCGGTAGTCGTCGCTGTGTCTGGCTGCACGAATATCGCTGCGCTCCAGCAGTCGGCAGGCGGCACGCTCCAGATAAGCCCGCTTGAGGATAACTGATGGAAGTCGGCACGCGCTTTCATTACATCCCGGAAACGGACACGACTGCAATCGAGCGCGTACAGGACTGCACGCCGATTCTCGATCACGCGACGGCCTTACGCAACGAAGGCATTCACGGCGGCAATGAAATGCGCCACGCCGCGCGATTCCCGGCCGTTGTCGTCGAGAGCTATTGCAATCGCGTTGGCATCACGTTTGACGAGTGGATGCAGAACCCTGATCACATTCGCGCGATGCTCAACGATCCCGATCTGAAGGGCTTTCGCGTGTGGGGCGGGAGGGTCTAAATGCCGTTCGAATCCTATGCCGACCTGCAAGCATCGGTCGGCCGATGGCTCAAGCGCAACAACCTGAGCGACGCTGCGCCTGACTTCATCGCGCTTGCTGAAAAGCGCCTGAATCGACGTCTGCGCGTGCGCCAGATGCGCACCTGGTACACGGTAACGCCGTCGACCAACTTCGTCACGCTGCCGGGCGATTACAACGAGGCGATCCGGCTCACGTATGGCGACGCGCGGCTCGACTTCATGTCAGAAGCGGCGGCCGACGTGGCGATGCAGGACGTTGACCAGATGAACCGCTACACGATCGCGGGAAACCAGATATGGCTGCTGACCAACATCGATGGGACGTCGCAACTGAAGCTGCACTACTACCAGGACATCGAGCCGCTCAGCACGTCGAACACGTCGAACTGGCTTCTTGAAGACGCGCCTGACATTTACCTGTACGCCTCGCTGCTTGAGGCAGAACCGTACATCAAGAACGACGACCGCATACCAGTGTGGACTGCGGCGCTCACGTCGGCGATTGAAGACCTGCACTCGAACGACCGAGACGGCCAGTATGCCGGCTCGTCGCTCGCCATGAGGCCAATGTAAATGGGAAAGCTTATCGGCTTCGCGCCGGATATTGACCCGACCACGCCGGGCGTTGTTGTCGACTGCTCGGCAATGGTCCCGTCGATCAAGGGTATGCGCGCGGCGCCGAGTGCTGTTTCTGTTGGCATGCCGGCGCTGCCGTCGAAGGTGTTGGGCGGAGCAACGCTCGTCAAACTGGACAACACGAAACGCCTGATCGTCGGCACGCAGACGAAGCTGTATGAGGAAGGTTCGGGCGTATGGAATGACGTCTCGCGAGCATCGCCTTATACCTCGTCGTCATCGGCCGTGTGGCGCTTTACGCAGTTCGGCAATGTGACGGTCGCAACGAACAACGCCGACGTGCTGCAGCAGAGCACGACGGGCGCATTCGCTGACATCGCTGGCGCACCAAAGGCAGCGATCGTCGAGACCGTTGCGGGCTTCGTGTTCGCGTTCAATACGGTTGATCCGACGTATGGCACGCGCCCGGATGGCTGGTGGAACTCTGGCCTGTACGATCAGACGGTGTGGACGCCGAGCCAGGCGACGCAATGCGCGAACGGACGCATCGTCGACACGCCCGGCGAAATCAGGGCAGGGCGCGCGCTCGGACCCGATATGGTCGTCTACAAAGAGACGTCCATGTATTACGGCACCTATCAGGGGCCGCCGATCATCTGGGCGTTCAACGTCATTTCGAACCAGATCGGCGCGCCGTGTCAGGAGGCTGTCGTGTCGATCGGAACGGCGCATCTGTTCCTTGGCAATGACAACTTTTACATGTTCGACGGCACGCGCCCGGTGCCTATCGGTGATTCGGTAAAGAACTGGTTCTTCCGCGACCAGAATCCGCAATACAAACAGACGATCGTCAGTGTGCACGACAGGCTCAACAGCCTCGTGTACTGGTATTACGTCAGCAACAACAGCGCAGGCGCTATCGACTGCTCCGTTGTCTACAACTACAAGACGGGGCAATGGGGGCGGGCAGACCGCGCGATTGAGGCAGCGGTTGACTTCATCAACGGACAGATCACCTGGACCTCGCTCGGCACGATCGCGAATCATTGGTCGGACATGCCGCAAGTGCCGTGGAACTCGCCTTACTGGACATCGGTCGCGACGCAGCCTTCGATTGTAGACACGACGCACACCATCCAGACGCTGACGGGCAACGCGGGGCAATCGTCGATCACGACGGGCGATTTCGGCGATGACGAGTCGTATTCGCTGCTGCAGTACGTGCGCATGCGCTTCGCGCAAGACCCGACGTCGGCAACCATGACCACGCAGGAGCGAACGACGCTCGGTGGATCTTTCTCGCCGGGCGTCTCGACGACGTACGAAGACGGCAAATTCGACGTCGACAACTCTGCGCGCTATCACCGCTGCATCATGACCTTCCAGGGTAACTGCGAAGTGATCGGCTTCACGCCAAAACTCGTTCCCGACGGGATCGCATGAGACTCCAGAAACCTCAACTTCCGAACGCAGCCGCGGGCGACAAGTTCGGCGCCGATCTGGTGTTCAAGGTCAAGCAGATCCTGAGCAACGTGGTCGATCAGGTGAACAACCTGACGGAAGGCCACGTTGCAGCCATCACGAACGCGAGCACTGCGCCGCCGACGACTGGCACATATCAGCAGGGCGACTTCATCAGCAACAAGGCGCCGACAGAGCTTGGCTCGACGGGCAGCAAATACGTCATTCGCGGGTGGATATGCACTGTGGCTGGCACACCCGGAACATGGCTTCCCTGTCGCTCACTTACGGGCAACTAAATGAAACAAATTATTCCTGTATCGCCGGCTGGTCTAGCGGCGGTCTGGCCGCGCGTGCGTCCTGCGCTCGACTCGATGGGCAAGGGCGATGGCTGGATTCCTGAAGACCTGTATATGGCGATCAAGACGAACGCCGCGACGCTCTACATGGTGTCGATCGACGGCGACGAGCACGGCTTTCTGATCCTGCGTGTGATGCATGACTTCGATGGTCCGCGTCTGCACATCTGGGTTTTGTTCTCGTTCTCGAAGGTCGATCTGATGACGGAGTTCGACGAGCACTTGACGAACATCGCGCGGCAGGTGAACGCTACGCGCATGACGTTCGGATCGACGCGCAAGGGATGGTCGAAGGTCGCAGGCAAGCACGGATTCACGGTTCGCGAAACTGTCTACGAAAGGAAAATCCCATGAGCGGTGGCGGCGGTTCGCAAACAACCAAGCAAGAGTTGCCTGATTACGCGCAACCTTATGCGCAGCAGATCTTGCAGCGCGGCGCTGATCTCTCGAATCAGCAGATGCCGCAGTACGGCGGGCAACTTGTCGCCGGCCTCAACGACAACCAGAACGCGGCAATCAATCAGGTTCAGGGCCTCGCGACTGGCGGAAATCCGACTCTCTCGGCGGCGAACAACGCAGCAACGGGTATAGCGAACAACGCGAGCAATCCGTATCAGACGTCGAACCAGTACATCGGGCAGAACGTCCAGGCGTCGCAGAATCCCTATGCGACGATGCAGAACCCGTATCTCGATGCGCAGGTGAACAAGGCGCAGACGGACATTACGAACCAGTACAAGAACGGCACCTCGGCTCAGACGATGGCGCAGTTCCGTAACTCGGGCGCGTTCGGCGGATCTGCAATGCAGCAGTATCAGGATCAGCAGAACACGAACCTTGCGAATGACCTGACCAACGTCGAGTCGCAATTGCGCGGAAATGCGTATGCGAACACGCAGGCGGCAGCAGGGCAACAGGCAGCGCTCAACACGCAGACCGCGCTCGCGAATCAGGCTAACAACCTGAACTACACACAGGGGCAAAACGCGCTCAACAGCCAGAACTATCAGGCTGCGCAGACGAACGCTCTCAATGCCGCCAGCCTGGCTCCGTCGCTGAACCAGGCGAACTACTACGGCGCCGGCCAGTTGCTAAACGCTGGCACGATCCAGCAGCAAGCGGCACAGAATCAACTCGGGGCCGATTACCAGCAGTGGTACAACCGCGAGTACTCGCCATATCAGCAACTCGGCGTTCTGCAGTCTGCGCTATCCGGCGCGCTTGGATCTGGCGCGCAAGGCGTTACGACGGCATCGCAGAGCGGCGGCAATGCTCTTACTGGAGCGCTTGGCGGTGCGGCGTCGGGGGCGGCGATTGGGTCGACATTTGGCCCTTGGGGTACGGCAATTGGAGGCGCGGCGGGTGGCCTTCTCGGTGCGTTCAAATAACAAGGAGGCGATATGAGCGGAAGCGGAGCAGACGGCGCAGCCGGCCTCGATCTCGGATCAGGTTCAACCGGAAATCTGACAGATAGCGCGCCGAGCGGGTTCGCAATGCCGGACGGAAGCGGCAATACGCTGTTTTCGATGCCGAATGGCGGCGCAGCCATTCCGGGGCAGGTGCAATCGAACCCGATGAGCATGGGAATGGGCGTCATGAACGGATCAAGTCTATCTGGATTAAATTCAGGATTCGGGCCAAACGCATCCTCTGCATTTCAGCAGTTCCAGCAGAGACAGCAGGGCGGCGCCAAGCAGAGCGGGCAGGGCGCGCAATCAGGCGCGCAGGGGTTTGGCGTGGGCATGATGGGCGGGCGGTCGACTGGCTCGATAAATTTCCTGCCTTCGTCCGCCATCACGATACCTTATACGCTCAGTAGTGGCCCGGCTCAATCGCTGCTGCAACAGATCATGAATCGGAACAAACTCAACCCAACGGGGTAAGCATGGGATTGCTTGATAGTTTCACAGGCTCGCTCAGCAGCCCTGACGGGCAGATGACGCCTGCCGCGCAGGGCTTGCTTGCGGCTGGCCTGGGCATCCTTGCGCATAATCGCGGACTGACGAGCGGCACGCAAGCGCTCGGCATGGGCGGCCTCGAAGGGCTAAACGCCTACGCCGGCGCAAAGCAAGCGCAGATGCAACAGCAGTTGCAGAACGTGCAGCTTCAGCAGCTTGGATTCGCACTGAAGAAGAACCAGCTTCTGTACAACACCGCTGCAAACCTGCTTGGCGGCGATCCACAGACCGCAGGCGCGCCCGCGCAACCCGCGGCAGGACAGACAGACGTCGGCGGCATGGCGGCTGGTTCTGGCGGCTCTGGCGTGAGTATGCAGCCGAATCCGTTCTCTGCCGGTTCGCCCGCCGACGCGAGCGGCGCACCTGCGGCTCCGCAGCAGCAGCCCGCGCCTTCGCTTGCCGCTCCTGCTGCCGCTCCGCGCTCCGCTCTCTTCGGCAACATCCCGAACAACCTCGCTGGCTTCGGGCTGCTCACGGACCCGAACAAGCTGTTCGAGATTGCGGCCGGCCAGTATTCGCCGACGGATCTGCAAAAACAGATGACGGCTGCTGGCATTCCGCAAGGTTCGCCGGAATGGAATGCGACGCTGAACGCCGCCATTACGAAGGCGACGCGCATCGAGCCGACTGCACTTCGCCCGGGCGCGCCGTATATCGGCAGCGATGGGAAGATGCATAGCACGCCGTCCGCAGCTCCTGCAGGCTTCGAAAACGTCACGCAGGATAACGGCCAGTCGTGGTCGATGGCGCCCGTCAATAACGGCCTGAACGCCATCCGGCAGAGCACGGCGGCATCGTCGGGCGGCAAGGCGCAATACGAGCTTCAGGACGTCTGGGACCCGACGGCAAACGGCGGCAAAGGCGGCATGGTCAAGCAGACGGTATCCAACATCGCCGATGCAGCGGGCGGCGGTGCGCCTTCCAGCGCGCCAGCGCCGATGCGCAACAACAATCCCGGCGCGCTGATGCCCGGCGGCAAGATGGCGCAGTATCCCGACATGCAGACGGGCTTGCAGGCGCTCGATACCAACCTGCAAGGCTACGGCAAGCAGGGCGTCAATACGATTGCAGGCGTGGTGACGAAATGGGCGCCGCCAAACGAGAACGATACAGGCGCGTACATCAAGGATGTGTCCAACCGGCTCGGCATCCCGGCGAACCAGAAAATCGACCTGTCGAATCCGCTTGTGCGTCAATCGCTCAGCACGGCGATCGCGCTGCATGAGAATGGCCCGCAAGGCGTGTTCGGCGGTGGCGTTCAGGCGCAATCGGGTGCTTTTGCGTCGGCTCCTCCGATGGGCGCGACGTCGAATGCTAATGCCGCACAGCAAGCGTCCGCAGACGTCATGAAAAACGACTATGCGGCGCTTCAATCCTCGCGGCAGAGCTCTCCCGTCGTGCTCCAGGCGTATGACCACCTGATCGACCTCGCTAAGCGCGCGCCAAAGGCGGCAAATGGCGGAATTGGCGGCATGATCGCAAGCAGTGGCTATGCTCCGTATTTCTCCAGTGACGCGGCGGAATACGACAAGACTCGCGCATTTCTGATCAGCACGCTCGGCAAGGATTTGGGCAAGAACAACTCCGACGCAGCGCGTGCGAACCTCGCGCAGATGATTCCTGAGTACGGGAAGCCGTTGCAGGCAAAGTTGGATGGTTTGCAGCAGGGGCGCGATCAGGTCGCGATGAAGTCGTTGCGCGGTTCATTCCTTACGCCCGCGTTTAATTCTGGTGACACGAAGTCATACACGGATCTCGCGAATCAGTTCGACAACAATGTTAAACCGTCGATGTTGCCGACGATCACGAACGTGCTAGGCATGAAGCCCGGCCCGGATCGCGCGGCGGCGCTGTCGGCTGCTGCAAAGAATCCGCAGATGCGCTCGGCGCTGGAACTTCTCATCAAAGGTGGAATGCTTAAATGAGCGCACTTGACGATCTGATCGCGCGTGACGCGGGAGCATCGCAGCAGGGCGGTCTGGATGCGTTGATTGCGAGCGACATGGGCGGCGCTTCGGTGCCGTCTGTATCGCCCGCTGTGCAGCCCGCTCAGGCTCCGCAAGCGGCATCAAACTGGCAGACGCCTGGCGGCTTCATGATGGGACTGGGTGACGCCGTGAAGGGCGGAACGCAGAGCGTCGTGCACGGCATGTCGTGGCTCGCTGACAAGGTGGCGCCTAACTCGCAGTTTGCGAAGGATGCGCACACGGCGATCGCGCAGATGGACCAGACGAATGCCGCGCAGAACAAGCAATACGCTGACGCGCGCGCGGCCGCAGGGAAAGACGGTTTCGATTGGGCGCGGCTTGGCGGTCAGGTGGTAGGCACCGCGCCCACGATGATGATCGGCCCGGAATACGCGAGCCTGTCGCTTCCCGGCAAACTGGCGCTCGGCGCGACGCAGGGCGTCGAGTCGGCCGCGCTGACGCCCGTCGACAATCTGGAAGACGGTCAGTCGTTCGGATCGGCCAAAGCGCAGCAGATGGCGCTGTCGGGCGGCTTGGGGCTTGCTGGCCCGGTAGCGGCGGCAGGCGCAAAAGCGGCGGGCGGTGCGCTCTGGAATGTGGCAAAGCCCGTCCTGCAGCCCGGCAAGTTCGTCGGCCAGGGTCTTGCCGGCGCGATGACGCCGCAGGATGCCGCGGCGGCTGCTGCATCGATCAGAAGCGCTCCGCAGTTCGTTCCCGGTTCATTGCCGACGACCGCTCAGGCCGGTGCGAATCCTGTGCTGGTGCAGACGGAAAAGGCGCTCGCGAACTCCAGCCCGGATTTCAAAACGGCGCTGCTCGATCGCTCGATCCAGAACAATAACGCGCGATGGGGCGTCATCAACGGCATCGCCGGTTCGCCGCTTGACCTGCAGAACGCTCAGGCGGCTCGCAACACAGCCGTGAACGCGCTCTACAACACGGCAAAGGGGCAAGCCTACACGGTCGATGCTCCAATGACGAACCTGATGGACCGGCCGGCGATGAAGACGGCCATTGATCGCGCGCAGAAGCTGGCTGACAACAACAACGCTGGCAATATCCTGACGACGGCGCGCGTTCCAAATCCGATGGGCGGCTCAGCGTTGAACGTGACGACGCTCAATGGAAACGGCGCGCAGGCGATCAAGGAATCGCTGGATGCAATGCTGCTTCCTGAAAACACGATGAAGTTGAGCGGCAAGGAAATCGGCGCATTGCAGGACACGCGCAACGCCTATCTGTCGTGGCTCGAATCGAAGTCACCTAAATTCCAGCAGGCTCGACAGACGTATGCAGGCATGTCGCCCCCGATTAACACGATGACGGCAGGGCAGAAGCTCGCCGGCGACCTCGCGCAAGCGGCGCCGAACGCGACGAACGTTCCGCAGATCACGTTTCCGAATTTCAAGGCGCGATTCGGTCAGGCATTGAAGGGCGATTCCGACGTCGCGCAGTTCGGCATTGATCCTGCCGCGCAGCAGGCATTGCAGGGCGTGCAGTCGGATCTTCAGCGCGAAATGGTGTCGAACTCGGTGCGCTCAGGCGGATCGGATACGGCCTATAACCTGGCGGCTAATGGCTGGCTGGCGCGCAATCTGTACGGGCCTTCGTTCAACGGTGCGACCGGGATTGGCAAGAGTGCAGCGGCGATCGGTACGGCGCTAACAGGCCATCCGATTGCTGCGCTCGGTGTGTTCGGTGCGGGTGACAAGCTCGGCAAGACGGTAGGGTCGAAGTTGCAGGGCAAGCTGTCGAGCTATCTGCTCGATCCGCAATCACTGCTTCCGTACCTCGATGCTCGTGCTTCCACTCCTGCCACGCAGGCGATTCCAGGCCCGCTCATGAAGGGGCTGCTCAACTATGGGCGTCCAGCCGTTGTCAACGGGCTGCTTGGCGGCTTTGTAAATACCCCATAGGAAATAGACGACGGCGATGATTGCCAGCTTCGCAAGACCAATCTGAAGCACGGTTTCCATTTATTCCCTCCTTGTAGTCAAGCCAGTATAGCCGCCCTTTGAGGCGGCTTTCTCATTTTTACGGATACCGGATGAAAGAAACTGCTGCAGCAGTCGCGCAGACCGCGCCCTCTTGGTACGCGACGGCACTCGCCTGGAGTGACGTGAACTTTCCGCGCGTTCTGCTCGTTCTCTCGATCGTCTACACGGCCGCGCAACTGTATGCGCTGATGAAGCGGATTGGAAAAGGCGAGGCGAAAAGTGAATAGCGCGAACCTCGCTGCACTGATCGCCGAGCTGCGCCGCGATGAGGACGTGCGCTACTCGCCCTACAACGACACGAAGGGTATCCCGACTGTAGGTGTCGGACACAACCTGAACGCGAAGCCGTTGCCGGCCGGCTGGAAGTATCCGCTGAACGACGTTCAGGTCAATTCGCTGCTCGATGACGACCTCGAAGACGTCTTCCATGACCTTGATCGCAATTTGCCGTGGTGGACTGACCTGAATGATGTGCGCATGCGTGTCGTCGCGAACCTCTGTTTCAACATGGGTATTAGCCGCCTGCTCGGGTTCCGCAAGGCACTTATTGCCATGCGCCAAGGAAAGTTCGACATCGCGGCCGACGAAATGCTTGATTCGAAGTGGGCGCGTGAAGACGTCGGAATCGGGACACCCGACAAGCCGGGCCGCGCACTGCGTCTCGCCAACATGATGCGAAAGGGGTGCTGATGGGACTGCTCGACATCACCGGCATCAGCTCGGTGCTCGACTTCGGCTCGAAAATTATCGACCGTGTATGGCCCGATCCACAGCAAGCGGCTGCCGCAAAACTTGAACTGTTCAAGGCGCAGCAGGCCGGCGAGTTCAAGGAAATGGACCAGGCTTTCGAGATTGCCAAAGCTCAGATCGGCGTCAACCAGACGGAAGCGGGCAACGGCTCGACGTTCGTCTCAGGCTGGCGCCCGGCGATCGGATGGGTGTGCGCCTCGGCGCTCGGCTATCAGTACCTGCTGCGCCCAATCATCAGTTGGGGCGTCGCCGCGGCTGGTCATCCTCTGCCGCCCATGCCAGGCCTCGATGACAACCTCTGGCAACTCATGATGGGAATGCTCGGATTGGGCGGGTTACGCACGTTCGAGAAAGTCAAGGGCGCGTCGAAGTAACGCCGCCATCAAGCATCACACAAGCCGCCTCCGTGCGGCTTTTTTTATGGGTGATTCATGCCGATTCCTTCGAGCATTAACGACCTCGATACCAATCCGAACAACAACTCGCCGCAGGGTAGCGAGAACGTCGGCCCGAACGCCAATGGCTACATTCAGGCGCTCGGCGCATTCATCAAGCAGATTGCGACGGGTGTCGGCTTCACGCCGACGTCCGACGTGAATATGGGCGGGAAAAAGCTAACCAACCTCGGCGCCGGCTCGACGACGAGCACCAGCACCGATGCGATCACCGGTGCGCAGGCGCGCGCGCTCGCCTATAAGGTTGGTGAAGTGCGCATGTGGCAGGGTGCCGTCGCCAACATCGCAGCTACGTGGGGGCCGGGCTGGCAACTTTCTGACGGCACCAACGGCACGGCTGACTTGCGCGACAAATTCATCGTGGGGGCTGGCCTTACATACAACCCCGGCGTAACTGGCGGCGCTGCGACTGTCGCTCTGTCAATCGCGAACCTTCCGGCGCACAACCATGGCGTCAGCGATCCGGGCCACGCGCACGTCTTGAACGATCCGGGTCACGGTCACAGCAGCGGCGCACACAATCACGGCACTGGATCTGGATTTCCATTCTGGACCAGCACTTCAGGCGGAGGCGCTTCGGCGAACTTTACAGGCGGCTCGAACAGCATCAACCTGGAAAACACCACAGGAAATGCCACGGTCACCATCAACTCAGCAGTAAGCAACATCAGCATGAACGGCGCGTTCACGGGTATCAGCACGACGAACACGGGCAGCGGGACGGCAGTCGAGAACCGACCGCCTTACTACGCCCTTTGCTATGTGGCCTACACAGGCATCGGAGCCTGACATGTGGCAATTCGTTCAGGGTTCCACATTTCAGGTGATGGGAAATTTCCAGCTCGACGGCGCGCCGGTTGACATGACGAACTGGTCCGTCACGGCCCAGATCCACGACGCGACTGGCGTCAATCTCATCTCCGCGCTCACGCCAACATGGCTCGATCCGACGACGGGCCTCTTGCAACTCGCTGCCGGAAACACGAGCAATTGGCCCGTCGGCAAAGCACGCATCGATGTTTCTGCGCGCGATCCTAGCGGCAACCAGTATGTGAGCATGGCCGACTTCTTCCGCATCATCGACACGCCTCTACCCGTATGAATAACTTCTCGTTCGTCATTCAGGCCGATGAAAACTCGGCGCTGGAGCTTCAGCTTGGGCGCTTTATTCCGACGGCTGCAACCAGTGCGGCGGCTAGTGCGGCGGCGGCGGCGGCCAGTGTGGCAGCGATCGGTTCTGGAGCGTCTCCGGATGCAGGTACACTCACAGGCCCGGAAGTGCTGCCGCTTTCTCGCGGCGCAGGCTTGCTACAAACGACGCTCACGAAGGTCGCACAATGGATTCTCCAAACCTTCGCCGGCCTTCCCAAAACGCCTATTCAATTCGGCGCCAAGGGAGACGGAGCGACAGACGACACAGCAGCCTTCACGTCACTTGAGGCATCTTACGCTGGCAAGGTGATTGACCTACAAGGTCGCACGTATGTAGTAGCCGCAATTCCTACCAAGAACGCCTATCACAATGGAGTTTTCTCGGTTTCCGGCGGGGCTACGAACCAGGCGCTGCTAGGAAAGACGTTTGCTACATCCCGAGCGCGCTTCCATGCGTTCGGTGGTCAACTCGTTTCCCTGCACAAGTCTCTCTGCAATCCACTTGAGCAGCAGACGACGATTGCCTTCATAGGAGACTCGATCACATGGGGTCTTCAGCTCGCCGAGAATGCGATCAGCACGCCGCGCAACGGCACACTGGCGGACCAGCGCGACAACTACGCGTCCGAGTCGTGGGTCAACCAGTTCAAGCGCTACATCGGCGCGACGTATTTTGACAATACCGCGCCCGTGCAGTCAAACTGGAGCTATTCAAGCGGCGGCCAATCGACGGCGACGTTCTCGCGCACCGAGCAGCTTTACACGGCATATCAGCCCTTCACCGTTGCCACGTCGAGCGCAACAAACGTCGAAACGAAGGACTCTGGCGCGCTGCTCGGGTACCGGCACACGCTCGGCATCAACCCGACCGGTTCGACTGCATCAATCTCGTTCCCTTTCACTGGAACCGCATTCAACCTCGTTTTCACGTCGATCAGCGCGGCGGATTCGGCTGATTACGAGGTGGTCGTCAACGGCGTGAGCCAGGGGACATTTTCGAGCTTCACAACCGGTAGCACGTACCAGCAGCGGCGCACGCACACATTCGGTTATGTGCGGAACAAGACAATCCAGATCAACGTCAAGTATGCGGCTGCGAACACGAGCGTGGCGCACCTTAATTTTGAGGCAATCGAAGTCATCAAACAGTGCTCGATCCTCAATCAGGGCGTGATCGGTACGACGGCGTACCAGTACAACTACTACAACTTCGGCCAGAACGGTTTCGGGCCGACTGTTGTCACGTCAGACCTGAATTATGTCTTCGTTCAACTGGGCACGAATGACCGCGCGAGCACGATGACTTCTTACAGCATCGCGAACGGCATCAACAGCTTCAAGAAGTGGATGAACGCGCTTCTCGCTAACGTCACGCCGACCGCTTCCGTGATCCTGATGAACTCAAACCCGGCTTCGGCTGATTCCAAGCCGACATATTCCTTCGACATGCAGGACGTTCGGAATATGGTTCATCAGTTGGGCAGCGACAACAGCCTTGATGTGATAGACAACTACTCGATTTTCTCGGGGCTCGATAACAGCGTGTACACGGCAGACGGACTGCACCCGAACCTTCTCGGGCACACGATGTACGCGCGCAACATCATCGGCGCGCTGGAGGCATCGGCAGCGGGCGTAACCGCTTTCACGCAGAGGCCGACGTTTGCAGGCGCTACGCCGTGGGATAGCGCAAACCTGAATTTCGCGACGCCGCCTGCCATCGGCGCAACGACGCCGAGCACCGGCAAGTTCACGACGCTTCAGGCCACCAGCACGATCACGCCGTCGAGCACGGCCGGTATCGTCGGTACAGCGACGAACGACAATGCGAACGCGGGTAGCGTGGGAGAGTTTATATCGAGCACGGTTCTCATCGGCTCGGCTGTCGCGCTCACGAACGCAACGACGGCAAACGTTACTTCTATCTCGCTGACGGCGGGAGATTGGGACGTAACGGGAAACGTATGGACGAACCCTGCGGGAAGTACAACGCAATCCTTGTTTGCAGCGGCGATCAGCACAACGTCGGCCACCTTCCCAACCGCGCCGGCCAGCGGCGGTTCCATACAACTCCCCTACGCAGCCGCAACGGGAACAGCTATTGGGGGACCGGTGGGGAGAACACGTTTAAGCCTGTCAGGAACGACTACGGTGTTCCTTGTGGTTAATGTGAATTTTGCAGCCTCCACTAATAGTGCATTCGGATTTATCGGCGCGCGCCGCGTCCGATAGGAGAAACACATGAATATCGTTCAGATCCTGCAGTACATGTTTCCTGATGCGCAGCCTTTCATCAACTGGCAGGTTAGCCAGGACGATGACGGCAACCAGTTCATCAGCTTCTGGAGCTATGGCGACGTCCCGCCGCCAACAGTCGACGAGCTGCAGGCAAATGCCGTAGCGGCAGAAGCTGCGGCACACCTTGACGATTTCAAGCAGCAAGCGCTAGCCGCCTTCCCGTCAGCAGACGTGACGGTCCTGCGCTGCGTCGAGCACGGCATTGCGGTGCCGGCTGAGTGGGTCGCCTATCGCGCGGCGCTGAGAACGATCATCAGTGCGCCGCGCGGGACTGTTGTAACGGGACTGCCGGTCAAGCCTGCATATCCTGCGGGAACGTGAGGCTTGCCAGCTTCATGGCGAGCCGCCCGGACACAACCGGCAGAGAGTTCAAATAGGCCGACAGCGCGCGGATCGATAGTCGTTGCCATGCGGGCAGGTTCCTGTCGTCGCGCGCGCGCTTTGAGAATTCATCGAGAATCGCGAGGATTTCCGGGCGGTGCGCTGCAAGCGGGTGCGCTGAAGACGATGTCAGGATCGCGTCGAAGGCGAACAGCAGACCGAAGCGCCGAGCCAATGCGGCTGAAAACTGAGGCTGCGCCTTGTCAAGTTTCCGGTAGTAGCGGTATCGGCTGCTCACCATCCGCATGCTGTATGTCGTGCTTTCGTTGTGGATGCACCAGACCGTCACAGGCTGGTCGATGAAATAGTTCGTGAAGCCGGCCAGATGCAGCCGCAGAAACAGATCGTCGTCTTCGTACCCGGAAAACTGGCCGTCGAATCCGCCGATTGCCTCGAATGCCTTGCGCGAGATCAGCGCCGCAGACGGCAGCACGAACATGTCGCGCGCGATCATGTCGGCTAGGTCGCGCTTCGGGTGCGTCGCGCGTTCTCGGATGAATCTCTCCTGCTCGATCTTCCCGCGTGCGTCCGCGCGGTTCAGATCGGCATACACCCATCCGAACTGGGCATCATCGCGCGGGACCGCAGCGGCGAGCGTCGCATTGTGATCAGGCAGGTAGAAGTCGTCCTGATCGAGAAAGCAGATGTAATCGGCTGTCGAATTCACGACGCCTGTATTGCGCGCGGCTCCCTGGCCTCTGTTGCCGCGGTCGACAATGCGGAATGTATAGCGCGCCTGCAGCTCGTCAAGCGCGGCTCTCTCCGCGTCTGTCGATCCGTCATTCACTACGACAACCTCAGCGGCCGGCAGCGACTGCGCAGCGACGCTCGCGAGTGCGCGCTCGATGAACCGGCTTCCGTTGTAATACGGGATGACGACGGCGATTGCTATTGCGTTATTTGACATAATAGTTTTTATCAATCAGAAACTTGCCCACAGGTTTACGCACAGTTTCTGTGGATAAGTGAACGGATCTGCGTTGCTTTGCGTTCACCGGGATGAACGTATTTTCTCTCTTGCGTTCACGGTGATGAACGTAAAGTACCGTTTGCGTTCACCGGGGTGAACATAACAATATAAATATCTATGTTAACAATATGCCCTGACCGCCATTCGGGATCTGTGGAAAACTCATCACGTCTCCCTCGGGCACTTCAGACGCCTTGATGGACGCACGCAGCACGCCGCGCGCAGCATCCCATACAAAACCGTCTCCAGGGATGATCTCGCAGTCCGCAAAGGCTTCTGGCCGCGTCCTGTCGCCCTGGATCGCCTCGGCTATACCCTCGATGGTCTTGCGGAGCTTCGCCGGCACGTAGTCAATCACGATCGTACACAGCACGCGCTCACCCATTCGGACGTCCATGCGTTCGCGGGCCAGATACGTGCTTCCACGGCTCCGGTTGCCCTTTGTGACTACTCGGAGCAGGTAAGAGGCTTGCAGGACGTCTACGGCCTTGTGAACGGCCCCAAGGCTCAGTCCCGTCATCTCCCCTATTCTGCGCATTCCGGGCCACGCCTCGCCGGTATTGAAATCGGCGTGGGCCTTGATCGACTGCCATACGGCGAACGCATTTGGTCCAATCGCCGCGACTATGCCCGATTCGAACAGGTCGCGCTGCATGGTCTGAAAGGTTGTGTCGATCTTGCTTTGCATCAGAACCCCTCCTTCTCCGCTGCCGCGATCTCCTTGTCGAGCGCCCTCTCCAGCGCCTCGGACACGAACCCCTTGATGTTCTTCACTCTCCCCCACGTCTTGAGCGTGTGCAGCTTCGTCTGGACGCGCCGCGGCACTTCGTAATTCGCCTTTACGATGTCATCCTGGCCGTCCCACGGTCGACGGCGCTCGATCACCGCTTCCTTTCTTGGTTCCTTGGTTTCTTCCTTCCTTGGTGTTTCAATCGCGGCTGGCGCCGCACTACCCTTCGGCACGACCAGCGATCCGAGCGACGGCTTAGACATGTGCTTTCTCCCGCTTCGGCGCTTTCTCAAACTGAGACAGCAGGAACGTCGCAACCTGGTCGATCACGATCGCGCCAGTACCCTTGTCCATGTCTCGATAAGTGCGCCCGTCTATCATCGACTGCCAGTATCCATTCAGTTTCGGAACGGCAACAGGAATGACCGGTCCCATCGCGGCCAGGTTGCGCGTCGCATCGAGCGCGACAGCCTTACCATTCGTCTCGTTCAGCAGGAAAAAGAACTTCTTCCCCGCCTCGCTGCACAGGTTGACGGTGCTGATGGATGCGCGAATGTCGTGCGGCGAATGCTTGACAGGGATTACGACCAGATCGGCCAGCGCGATTGCTGCCTTGTTGATCTCGCCGTCCTGCGGTGGCGTGTCGATCACGCACCATTCGAACCCGGCCGTCTTCAGCTCGGCGTGCTTCCGCGGCAGGTGCTTCGGATCTTCGACCAGCGCGAATGCTGGCGTGTCGGCTGTGCGGTCATTCCACCACGCGCTAAAGCTGCCCTGCGGATCGAGGTCCATCGTGACGACCGGCCCCTTCCCCATTTCCTCAAGCGCGCAGGCGAAATGCGCTGAATGTGTGGTCTTCCCGCTTCCGCCCTTCAGGCATGAAAAGACGATCGTACGCATGGGTTCCTTCCCTCCATTCTTGTAATCTTGGAGAGAATAAACCTTGCCAGCAATAAATCAAGGGGGTTTTGTTGAAACCAAGCTTGCAAGGAACCAAGGTGCCAAGGTTCCTTCGTTGCTTCCTTATGCAGCCATCGGCAGGGCAAAGCGCGCCGTCTTGCCGCCAGCCTGCACCTTGATCGACCGGCCGTGCGACAGGCGCGTCAGCACTTCTTCCGACGCGCGCACGTACTGGCGACGGCTCACGGTGTCAACGAGCGCTTCCCATACCTCGATGCCAGCATTCAGCGCGGGCAGTTCGTTGACGCCGAACACAAGCCGCCCGGTTTCCTGATGACGCTCGCGCATGGCGATAAGCGCGTTCATGGCGTCGTAGACAGGCTGCAAGCCGACTTCCTTGTTGCCAGCCGTCTCGCACAGGATCACGGCGATGTTCATTGCATAGACAAGCCTATCCCATTCGCCTTTATCGCCATCGCCGCGCGAAAGGGCAGAGGCGGCAGCGTGTACCGACGTCAGCACGCCGACGCGCTCGTCGCCAGTGATCGGCGCGTCGCCGTCGAATAGCTTGCTGATGGTGTCCTTGCGGCCGGCGGGTAACTTGCGGGGCTTGCGCGGTTTCTTCGAGACTGGCACTTACACGCTCTCCTTGATGTCCCACAGGTAATTAGCCATTTCCTCGATCACCTCTATCTCCGCTTCCAGCGACCGCATCAGATCGCTAGGTTCTCCGGTCAGATCGATTGCGACTTTTGCGCGGCCAATCTCTGACTCCAGAAACATCCTATAGCGCTGTAACTTTGTGGCAATTTCGCGCGTGTTGTATTTGCTGCTCATCAAATCCCCCAATATGTTCGCGTAACCCGTAAGACACGCTCTGCTGCTTGTTCCACTTCTATCCTTTCTCTGCGGATGCCGCGATACCTTCATCGATAGCCTCATCGAGTGTGGCGGCCGTGATTTCATGGAACCCGACAGGCGTATGCAGATACCAGTAGATCCTGACTTCTTCGCCTGGCACCGTTTCCTGATAGACCTGCAGAGCGTCATTGACTTCAACGCCCCCGCCAGCTTTGGCGCCGTGTAGCGTGTCGCGCAGCCACCGCCACCGCTCCGCATCCTTCGCCATCGCGCTGTCAGCGACAGGGGCGGCGATCTTGGTGGGCATCTCCCGCGCGGCGGGGAAATGACACTTCTTTGCGAGCTTCAGCGCTTCGCCGATCTGAGTAGGCTTCAGAGGATCGTGCGCGCCCATGCCGAGCGCGAACCGGATCGGCTGACCGACTGGAGACGAGCCGCCCTGATGGTGGTAGAGCACCCAGATAAGCGCTGCGCGTGCGCTGTCCGTGAACTCGGGCGACATTTCCACCGGCTCCGCGCCATTGGCAGCGATTCGGGCTTCGAGTTCGGCGATGCGCGCCTTAAGTCGTTCGACTGTGTCATCCATGATTAACGAACTCTCCATGCAGTGATTGGCGCAGACTTTTTATGGCTTCGCTCGCCGCTTCCTTGGTCTCAAAGATGCCCAAATAGATTCGCTTCCCCATGAAATCCATAGCCGCCTGCCACTTCTCCGATTTCTTGTGATAAGAAACGCCTTTTACGCCAGAAGTGTTATTGTCTCGTCTAGGTGAGTTCCAACTATTCTCTTCGCGGGTCGCAAGCCGCAAATTGATAATCCGATTGTCTTGAGTATCGTTGTTGATATGGTCCACCTCGCGGTCAGGAACAACTCCGTAATGGATCATCCATGCAAGACGGTGCGCCTTGTATTTAGTGCCATTTACCTTGATCTCGGTGTAACGGTCTTTCCGCACATAACCCGCTACAGATCCTGCCGCAGCATTCCCCTTTGCTGCTTTCCATCTGAATATGCCAGTCTCTGGGTCGTAATCAAGCTGAGATCTGATTTGTTCAATCATGGCGGTCCTTCGTGAGTTCGCGAATCCTTTCCTCAAGAGCCTGAATTTGCGCGGCTTGCTGCTCGATCAGGTCGGCGGCAGCGTTGCCTGTGCCGAGACCCATGCTTCGCAGGCATTCGCACATAAGTTTCGCGTCAGTCATCAATACTCCAAGTCAACTTCGAATTCGTGATCGCACTTCGGGCAGTGAGTGCCAAACCCCTCGGACCTCTCTGTGCCGTGCTCGCAAATTTCCAATCCCATGCTGTCTTCCCAGAAGTCGGGCGTGCAGAGCATGTCGAAGTATTCGCCGCATGCCGGGCATTCGGTGTCTAGGCTGAGGCTCCATGTGGCTCTATGCGTCATGAGCGCCTCCCCACCAAAATATCTACGCACGTATCCATCGACATTCCAACTACCAGCACCACTGCTGCTGTAGCGATCAGGTTTGCTAGGGTTAGCATGGTTGGTCCTTTAGAAGGGCTCGGAGATTGCGCGCGTGTTCGCACTCGGCTTCCACGCTGGCGATTTCCAGCCTTGCGATCACGTACTTGAGGGATCGGGCCTGCTCATCCGTCAGCGTCAGCGCTTTCGGCTCGCTGGCTCGGTAACAATCCGGGCACGACTTCCAACTACACACGGGCATTCCGTCAACACGCTGCGTACCGTTGCACGTTGCACATACCGTTGCTGCCCCCGCTTCCGATTGAGGCTCGGGGCACTCGCAAGCTCGCCTGAAGTTGTAGAAGTTGCAGGTGTTCACGCAATGCGAAGGACGCGCTTCCGGTTGAGTCGCGCCAGAGGCGGCGAGTTCTGACATAACTCCATGCAACGCCGTCGCGATGTTGTAGTGTTCTCTGCGGTTTAATGTGTCAATGGCCAATGCCATAATTTCTTCGTGGCGCTCTTTCAGTTGCACCCCCGCTTCCGCTTTCGGCTCGATGGCGGGGTGGGAGCGCACGACGGCGGGATTGATAGGCGTCACGCGATAGCGAGGCGCACCCTCAAGACCATCCAGTTCAAGCGTCAGGATGATCTTGTCGCCTTTCTGCTTCAGGCTCACGTGCTTCGCGTCGAATGTCGGAGCGCCTGCCGCCGCGTCGGATGCGCGGGCGGATAGTGCGGCGCGGGCTTGCCACGAATCCCACATAACTTCCAGCGCATAGTTCTGGTGCGGCTTTCCGCGCTGCCAGACCGGCAGCACAGGGAATTTTTTGTCCCGAAGGAATTGCTCGAACGCCGCGCGCTCGTCCCGCGCATCGACGGCTGGCGCCACTGCTGCGGCGTCTGCCAATTCGCGTTTGAACTGCTCGCCGATTGCGTCGACGAGCTCCATCAGTTTCAAGGCCTGCATGGAGTCGGCCTTTACGCCGCCTTCGATGGCGTGGCGCAGCGTAGCCAGTTTCTCATCGAGCATTGGATAGTCGGTCATGGTTGTCGTTGTCCTTGCGGTGGATCAGATCAGGCGGTCGTCACTTCTGCGAACAGGCCATCCTGAACGTGGCCCGTCTGTGCGCTCATGAAGGCGTCAATCGCTTCTTGAACTGCGCCTGATCCGGGGAATAGGTCGTGTACTTCGTCGCATTGTTGTACGTTCAGAACGTCCATCAGCCAGAACACAAACTCGGCAGGCTTGGCGCCGGTAAAGCCGCGTTTGAGTGTGATATTCACGGCGCACCAGTCGCGTACGGTCGGCTGGTCACGAGTGCGACGCCGACCACCCATGACAATGACCGGCTACCATGCGTAGGCCACGCCCACATTCGGCTTAAATGCGGCGAACGGCTTCACCCATGCCATCACGCTCGACTCCTTGGGGCAGAGCGGCAGAATGTCGTGCAGGTTTCCGCTGGTCATTGAAAGCGCCAAACCATCCGAAAACTCACCGCACAGCCGATCTATCAGAGCCTTGTGGCCGTCTATCGAGTCGTACACCGCAGCATCCGGGTGATCGCCGTATAACTTCACAGAGCAGCCGAAATACGGCGGATCGGCATACGCGAACTTCATGCTCATATTCCCTCGCCGGCTTAGCCGAACTGGTGGAAAAAGGACCGCCCATACAGGCGCGGCCAACACGCATCCCGCGCGCCGGGATCGACACGCGCGGGGCCATACTTGCTTTGATCTATGTCACGGCATCATGAGTGCCGCGCGGTAATAAGAGGGATGCGTAGGTGATCGTGTCCATTTCCTTCCTTCCTTTTTATTGTGCTTCGTTGTGATTCTGTTATGGGACGAATGATAGCAACACGGTATCGCTTGTGCAACAGGAAAGTCGAATTATTTTCGCGTCAGCATGCACAGCTCGCGGAACTGGCGGTGCGTTGCATCGTAGCCGGTCAGTTGAGCGCGCATCAAGTCTGGTGTTTGTCCGCGTGTTGTCTGGCGCTCGATCGCCTCCTGTAAGCGCTCACCTTCGAGCAGAATGAACTTGATCGGACTGCGTGCCGTGGCTCTCCATACAATGCCCCTGTCGACGAGCTTATGCAGCGTGTCGCGCACTGCAGTGCGTGGGCTGTCGGGCAGCAGGTCGCAGACTTCCTCTTGAGAGTACTCGTAGTTCGAAACCATCGCGCTAATCACGTCTTCCTGCGTGACAACTTCCGGCTGCCGATCCTTGCTGAATGCGATGTTTTTCATGCTGCTTCCTTAACCGTTCGAAAGGATGGTGAATGCTGCTGCAGCCACTCGGCTAACTTGGCCGTTGCCAAGGGCTCTAATGCGGTGTGCCCGATGGGCCAGCCCATCAACCACTCGACAAATTCCGGATTCAGTTGGCCACCGTCCGAAGCCATAACCGCGTGATCGATCCGATCGTTCGAGCGATCCCTGCCATCCTTGCGAGTCAGCGCCGCGGGTGATGATCCCTTCGATGCGCTGGCGCATGGCGTCGGCCACATCTTGATCGCCGCCGGGAGACTGCTCTGACGACCGCCGCGCTCCATGCATCCCTTCCCTGGCGCTCCCTTCCAGTCCCGCGCGTTCGGAGTGGGCCACATCTTCACCTCGTCGTTCAAATTGCGACCCCCATGCGTCGTGCCGAATCTCCCCACTCGGTCCGCGTAACCCTTCTGCGCATCGTGCGCTTGTGGCGTCGGCCAAAGTTTCACTTCCGCGCTCAACTTCGGTTCGCCGCGGCTGTTCCATTTCCCCTTCGTCCGCTCCACTGCATCGTCCGCTGCGGGCGTTTGCCAAAATCCAGATGCGTTCTCGCAAATGGGGAGCGCCGGTATCTGCCGCAGAAATGACTCCCCATTCCGCATCGAACCCCATCGCGGCCAGGTCTCCGAGTACTCGTCCGAGTCCCCGAGAAGTGAGCATTGGGCTGTTTTCCACGAAGACGAATCGCGGTCGTACCTCGCGAACGATCCGAGCCATTTCCGACCAGAGCCCGCTTCGCTCTCCGTCGATGCCTTCTCCGGCGCCCGCGGCACTGATGTCTTGGCATGGAAAGCCGCCAGCCACGATGTCAACAATTCCTCGCCACGGCCTTCCGTCAAATGTGCAAACATCATCCCAGACCGGAAAAGGCGGGAAGGTTCCGTCGTTTTGTCGAGCCACAAGGATGGCTTGGGCGTATGGCTCGCGTTCGACTGCGCAGACGCATCGATGTCCGAGCAATTGGCCGGCAAGGATGCCTCCACCAGCGCCCGCGAATAGATGAAGCTCATTCAAGCCGCCTCCCGCTTCATGCGTCGCACTTCTGCCCGATAGAACACTTTCATTTCCAGTATCTCCGCGATGGTGTATTTCTTCGCTTCGTGCGCGCCTTCGAGCCACTCGACGCGCTCCAGGCCGATTTTCTTAATAAGGTTGGCCCTATATGGGATCAGGTTGGCCGATAAGTGCACGTTGCATGGCTGGCATTGGAGGTGACAATTGTCCGGCTCGAATCTGAGTTCAGGGCATGACCCGACCGATCTGTAGTGCCCCGCATGGAGTTGTCCTTGGTGATAGCGGCCACATGAAATGCACGGCTGGCCAGCATCCCGCAAACGGACCCACTGATTGAACGCCGCCTGCAATTCCTTCAGATGCGTGCCGCGCGTCTTCGCCTTGTCTAGCGCCTCGCGGATCGACTTGCGCTCGACGCGACTGGCTCGGGCGGCTTTTTGCGTTGCGACCTTTGCGGCCCATGCCTGAGCGCAGGCAGGGGAGCAGACCGTTTGCATGCTCCGGGCCGGTGTGAACGTGCATTTGCACGATCGGCATTTCTTCGGGTTTAACGCGCGATTCATGCGGCCAGATCCTCGTAACTGGCTGGCGCACTCCACTTCACGCCGCGCTCAGACCCGAAGGCCTGGATAAGCTCACAAAGATCGGAAAACATGCGCTTCGTCATGCGCGACGTGCTCTGGCCGAGTGCGATAAAGCCGGTTCCTTCCATGTTCGGCACGACGTTCAGCTTTTGCAGCGATGCGGAGAAGAAGTCTTTCCACTCAGCCGGCGTCAATCTGCGCTCGTACCATACGACCTGATTCGATACGTCGGTCAGGAGCGCCCACAGCAGGGCGTTCTGATCGGCAGAGCGGGTAGGTGGCGACAGCGTTACAACGTCGCCGTCAGGTCTGCGCTTCAGGCATTCGATCGCGTAGGCGCGGCTCTGAGGCGTTAAGTGGATGGTTTCTTTCATGCTGTTTTCGTTGATCTCATATAAGCCCACAACTCGCGCTTCGCTGTCTCAGCCGCTTCATCGCCGGCCGTCTGCCGCACGCGCTCGACGATCTCTTTCGCCCTGTCGAACTGGCCGCTGCGCCCGTCGCGTACTGCGGCCATGAAGCGGCTTAATGCTTCCTCGCGCGTCAGCACCAAGGGATCGCCCCCATGCTGACGGCACGCCGAAAGAACCAGCGCGCACCGTCATAGCCATATTCCGAGTACGCCGATAAGTGCGGGACGATGACGGTGTGCATGGTCGGCTCCCGGTTAGAACGGAATTTCTTCGTACTCTTGAGCCTCTGCCCGCACGACCGGGAGCGGCTGGAACGTCATACGGCAGTACGCGCGATACGTCGCAGCAATGTCATCTCGGCAGTAGTCGGCAACCTCACCGATACGGCCTTCCTGCACCATCTGCCATACCATCGAGCCGTCAACACCTTCCGTCTTCCCCTCAACGCCGAGCGCCTTGCACAGCGCGTCGAGCTTGATGCTGCCTTGGTTGCCTGCCCACTTGACCATCGTGTCGAATACCGACTCGTCCCACGGCTTGGCATGAAACGGGATGATCGACGGCGGCTTGATGCCCAAGATGACCGCGCGCTGAAACAGGAAGCGCAGATCGAAACCGGTGATGTAGTGGCCAATAAAGAGTGGGCGGCGGTCGCTGTTCGGGTGATAGCAGTCGCCAATCAACTCGAACGCTTCGGCGATCAAACCAGACTCGCTATCCGGGTCTTGCCAGTCATCCCGATAGATTGCGATCGGCGCGGCGTCGTCGAGCGCCAGGCCAATGACGCAGATTTGCCCTTGAGCGCCGTCGAAACACGTTTTCTTGTACTCCTCCTGCGCGACTTCCTCGGCCTTGACGAACTTGAAGCGATGAGCCCACATTTCGAGTGCTCGCGCCTTCGACGTGAACTTGATCTCGTTCGCGTCAGTCATGCCAAGCTCGGCGCACGCGCGCTCTTTGGTCATGTCGGACGGCGCTTTGAAGTTGTCAGCGATTGATGCACGGATCTCATCAAGCAGACCTTGCCGCTGGCTTGGGATCGTTTCGATGTCGAGCGTGATGTTCATTTCCTTCCTCCGGTTGGTTGTTCTACTGCGGTATCGGTTCGTCAATAATAGCGCGTTCCGATACCGTCATAGAATCATTTATGGATAAAATTTAGCTATGATTTCGCGCGTTCGATCAATGCCTTCTAGCGACCGGATGCGCACGATCGCGCTGATGATGTCGAGTTCTGCCTGTGCGTAGGCGACGGCCTTCTCGGCCTCGCGCTTCCTGTCGAGCAGGAATGCAATCGGCACTTCGGTAACGGGCATGTCTTCGAATGCCTGTGCGCGAGCTGCAGCGCTGTCGATAGCCGCGGTGTTCATTTCTCGATTCCCCTCCACTCAAATCCGCCATCCCGATCCGCCTCGGCGCTGCGCGTGTGCTTGCACGACTCGGCACCTTCCGGCGTCTGCGCCGTCATGCTCCAGCGCGTTCCCGTCCACCAGCTGAACCACTTCGCCAGTTGATGACCGTTCGGCTTTCGGCGCACTTCGTATGCGCCTATGTGACGGGGCTTAATTTCCTTCGGAAACCAATCACTCAACTTCTCCATTGTTCTTCTCCGGTGATGCGTCGCCAGCGCGGGCCGGCGACGCGGCGCCATCCTCAGAAGGGAATATCGTCCGACATCTCCTCGAATCCACCAGCCGTCGAATGCGAGTGCTGCATCGACTGGCCGCTCGGCTTGAGCGCCTTGTGTCGAAGCGTCGGAATAAACTTCTGCAACTGTGCCGGCGCGGTCTTCTTGTCGAGGATTTCGCCCGCCATCAGTTCGTCAGAGGCGCGGAAGAACCCGGCGAATCCGACGCGAATACCGATCGAACCGTCGTTCTTCTGATATTCCTCGGTGTCGAACAGGACGCCGATCGGCTTGTTCATCAGATCCGGGAACCCTTCGACGAGCATTTCCTGCCGCGCGCCGACGTCGCGATTGAACTTCGATACCTTGACTTCGGCCGGCTCTATGCCGCGCAGTCCGAAGCACGTCAGCATCGCGGACACTAGTCGCATGTTGCCGTCGATCGGCTTGCCTTGACGGTCCTTTGTCCAGATGGTTGCCGTTGCGACCTGGCGGCTCGGCGTCTCGAAGTCGAAGTCGATGCCGCGCGCGCCATTCTTGCTGGTGACGTCTTCGGCGCGTTTGAAAACGCCCTTGTATGCACCGCGCTCATCAATGCGGCCGATGCGCTCGTCTGCCTGGCGTGCTGCTTGCGGGTTCAATGCGTACATGTTGGATTCCCTGTTTAGGTTCGTTGGCTCTGGCTGTTCTATGCTCAGAAGGGAAGGCAATTAAGCGGCTTGCCGGATGCCGTAGTACTCTGAAATGGCCTCGTCGACGGCGTTCAGATCGTTCTCGATCCGCTCCGCATCAAACAGGCCCATAGGCGATTTAACTGTGTCTCGTCCGCTGTTGCGCGTCGTGAACGTGTATTCGCCGTCGACAACATCGGTCTTGAGAACGATCGTGAACAGGCCTTCGACCGTGATCTTCTCGTCCAGCAGCTTGCCGATCGTCTTCGCTTTCGTATGACCCGATTCGAGCTGTTCGCTGTGCGTCAGGATGTACACGCGCACGTCATCCGGCAGTGTGTTGGCCGCCGTGAGAACGTCCCATGCGTGCTTGCCAATGTCGGTGAACTTCTGGAAGCCAGTTTCACCGCTGCGCCGCATGAATTCGTTCGCAAGCAGATATTGAAAATCGTCGATGACGATCGTCTTGCGCGTGGTCTTGCGCAGAATGTCGACGATGCGCGCGGCGTCGTCAGTGACGAACATATTGCCGCGCGTGTTCTCCTTGCTGAGATAGCTCCAGCCGGTAGCGCGGAAGGGTAGGGGCTTCTTCACGACCTGAATCAAAAGGGTCTGCGCCGGGTCGAGATTGCGCATCGAGGAAGATTTCCCTGTGCCGCTCTGCCCGATCACTAAGGTTGCTGTACTCATTTAAACGCTCCTGTTCGTATTGCTGCTGTTCTTCCTGCTGCGCTTGTTGAATCCACTCGGCACCGCTCATTGGAAGGCTCCAAGGTTCTGCGCTGCCGACCATGCGCCGTATCCCATGCACAGGACCAGCGCGACCACCCAATCAACCGCGGCCCGCATGGCTCGCCTCGTCGATCTCATCGCGCAGCACGCGCGCACGGTTGACTAATAAGCCAAGCCAGCCGTCTTTTGCTGCCTCGGGATAGAGCGCTTCGAACCTCGGCCACTCAAGATCGAGCTCGCGGAGCAGGACATAAACGTCTGCGAGCTTTTCGGCTATCTGCACCTGGCGATGCAGTTCGATCCGCGTCGTGATGTCGCAAATCTTTTCCTCGCCGGCCTGCTTCAGTTCGGTCAGGAAAACGGACTGCGGAACGGTATTCAAATTCAATTCCGTCATGGTATCGATCACACGCAAATTTTTACGCGCAACAGGAGATTGTTGCGGGCGAAAGCAGGAGAAGCGACGTAATAAGCCTTTGTGGATGATGTTTTGCGTTGTCATTTCTTTTTCCTTCCGTGGTTGTGGTTGTTTGTGACTGCGATGCAAGGATAGCGGTGGAGTATCGTAAGTGCAAGTGATTTCGCGGCGCTGTGTGCGGTTGGTTACGCTTCGATTGCCAGCGCGGATTGGATTTGGGCGTTGAGTTCTGTCACGCGCGCCTGAAAATCAGCCGTGATCTTTTGCTTCTCGCGCTCAAGGTTCGCGACGATGCCGGGGCGTGGATCGAAGTCATCCGGCACGTCAGCCTCAAATGATTGCTCGCGAACAACGACATCATTGGCATCGTATTTTGATGAGTCAAACTGCGAAAAAGAGTAGCTGATGTGATCGACATATGCGCCCGTCTTTGCGTCGTAGCGCTTCGACTTGTTGGCGATGATGAAGCCCTTTAACGTTACCTTCATGTCTATTCTCCTTGTGGTTGCCCGCCGAGGCGGGCGCGTAGTTACATCGCTTGACTTGCGATCTCGATTGCCGATTCTTCGCTGTCCGCTGCGATCTTCATGTAACCGACGTGGCATTCGCCTAGGGTCGGGCTGCGGTAGAACTTGACGATCGTGAAGACGCCGTTGTCATTCATCATCGACTTGAACTTGTATTCGAGCATGCCTGCTCTCCGGTTGATTAACGATACCACCATGTACGCAACGATACAGTAGTGGTATCTCTAAAGTCAACAAGTTTTCGCGATTTCTTCGCGCGGGATCAGCCCCCGTCGCTCAAGCGCGGGCCGTAACTTCTCGTGCGTCGCCTGGCGTAATGCTGCGATCTCCTGCGTGATGCGAGCTGCGATGCGCGATACCGTCGCCTGATTGACGCCACACTCGCGCGCGATGCGCCCCTGGCTCGGACAATACGTCTCGCCAAAGATGAACTCGCGCATCAGCACCATGCGCAGCATCGTGCGGTTGCGGTTGGCATCCTCGAACCTGCACACCAGCCGCTCGATCGCATCGTGTCGATCGTCGCCGCCGTGCGTCGCATCGAGCAGGGCGCGCTGGTCGGCGGAAAGGTGCGATGCAATGACGTCGTGGATATGCTCGGCTTGCGCTTTCTTCTCGTGCATCGACAGGATAAGCACAGATCCATCTGGCGCGGTGTATTCGCCATAGCTGGCCGTCTTGACGCACAGCCGCGCGCGCCAGGTGTACGCAAACGACAGAGCGCCTTCCAGGTCGCGGAACAATGGGACGCGTTCTTGTTCTTGCATGGGCGCTCCTAATGGAGTGTCAGCAGATCGGGCGCGGCCTGTACACACTTCACCATGCGCCCGGACGTCGGACACTTGCGCGTCGTCGGCTCGATGACAAGCCCCTCGGCGCGCAGCTCGGCTATGCGCCCGCAGACGCTCCCCAGGCGCATGCCGGTGAGACTGGCAATGTTAGTGCGGGTGAATGCAACGTCAGGCGCCGCGCGCAGCAATGCAAGGATCATCTGCTGCTGGCGAACCTTCGTGCCGTCTTCCTTGATGGCGATGTGCGATAAGAACGACGTCATTGCGAGCATGCTGTCACCCCCGAGCGAACCATGTTGTTGATCGACTGAATCACCAATAAGTCAGCCTTCGGCCACGAACGGAAGTCCGTACGCTTGAACTTGCGGTTCAGTTCGTCGTCCGTCATGTCCTCGATCGGCTTCGAGCGATTAGGCGGCCGCTGCACTGCCTTGTTCTTCCCTTTGCCCCACACAAAGCGGGCCGCGCCGTTTTCGCCCTTGTTGTCGATCGAATGCACTTCCTGATATTCGCCCGGGTGCGATGCATGGCGGAAGTACTGGATTGACGCGCTGAGGCTGATGTCGAGCTCGTCGCATACCTGGGTTGACGTGCGAGGCTTGCCGTCAGCCATCAATGCGCGGATTCTGTCGATCTGCGCGCCGTTGCGCGCGCGGTTCTTGTTCATGTTCTTGCTCACGCAGGCTCCTTGATTTCGTCTTTTACGTCGTCGCAGACAGGAACGCCGCTGATGGGGCGCAGCCACGCGTCAATGAATGGGCGCTCTGCGCTGCCTTCCAAGCGAATAGCGCCTCTAAAGGCAGAACGAGCCAATGGAGTACTCCCTCTTACGATCCAGACTGGACCGTCCGGAGAATCCAGGTATAAAAGGCGCACAACTTCAACAATTCGGCCGATGTTTTCAGGAAGGATCGATTTGACGATGTAAGCCAGATCACCCGGTTTGCAGTTCATGCCGCCTCCTGTTTATCCAGACCCGCCACGTCGCGAGACTGCTTGCGGTGGCTTTCCCATGTGAATGCGACACGCACACCAGACTCGCTCAGGCGGTCGACAAACCTTTCGCCCAGGTAAGCCTTCAGTGTTGGCGCATCGAGGTTCGTCAGCAGGATGGAAGGCTTGCAGTTCAGTCGGCGGGCCTCCAGCAGCTCGTGCAGGGTGCGCTGTTCGTCATCGGTGCCGCGCTGCAGTCCAACCTCGTCGAGGATCATCAGGTCGATCTGCTCGAACTGCTTGAGCAATTGTTCTTCAGACGTATCGGATGACCGCGCCCATGTGCCGCGGATTTTTGTGAACAGTCGTGCTACAGACGTGAAATAGGCGGTGTGGCCGCGCGCCATCAGGAAGTTTGCGCACGCGCAAGCCAGGTGCGATTTCCCGGTGCCAACATTGCCCATGCCGAGAAGCACGGTTCCCGTTTTCAGGTGCGATGCGAAGTCGTTTGCAAACGCGCGGAATTTCGCCAGTGCGCGCCGCTGCGGTTCTGTAGCGGCTGCATAATTGTCAAATGTTCGATCGCGGAACAGGGCAGGGATGCCAGCCTGATCGAGCCGCGCCTCAATTTTCGCCTGTCTTTCAGCGCGTTCCTTCTCCGCGCGCTCCGCTGCCTCGCGCTCGGCATCGGCTTTCGAGCAGACAGGGCAACGGCTGATCCGCATCGTATGTTCTCCGATACAAATGGTGCGGATAGGGAAAATCCCATGGGTTGGGCATGACCCCCTTTCTTCTGGAGGGGGTAATGATGCTCGTACAGTGTCCATTTATGGTTCCTTCCGGGTATTTTTTGTTGCGGTTGCGAAAAATTTTCAGTCGAAAAAACCCTTGGAGTAATCCATCGAATCGAGCGACTTGGTATCGCGTCTAGATGCTATCACGGTATCGGTTCGAGGCGCAAATAGACCTTGATACCCGCCTGCAATACTGTGTTCGATGACCGTTTTCGGGCTGATTCCCTGGTCATAAAACACCTTCAGCTTGACAATGCACTTCGATGCGCTGCTGTCGGTCATCGGACATTTCTTTTCTTTCCGGTGCTTCACCCATTCATCCCATAACTTCGGATCAAGCCAGTCTGGCAGGGAAAGGCGCGAAGCGCCGCCTTTCTGTGTAGTCTCTGAGGAAGTCTCTGTATTCTCTGTATAGTGATGCGGTGGATTTTTCCGCATCTGAACCGGTGCTGATTTCCGTGTCGATGCGGTGGATTTTTCCGCATCAGATGCGGTTGGATCTTCCGTATCGGTGCGGTGTGATTTTCCGCGCAGCGCATCGTAGTTGACGGTGTAGTAGTTGGTCTTGTCCCATCGGTTCTCCGAGAGTTTGCGCGCCTCTACCAGCCCGTCATTGCGCAGCTTGGCGATAATCTTGCGGATCGTCTCCGGTCGCCAGAACGGGAACTGCTCGGCCCATTCCTCGTATGTGTTGTAGACCCATTTGCGGCCGTCGTAGACGTGCTTGCTGTGGGCGAGCCAGTAGTGCATCTGCTGCAGCACAATCGCCTCATGGAGGCCGATCGTGCGCGCCAGTGTGGGAGAAACCACCAGCGGCGGTTCCTCGAATAACAGGTTGCTCATTTATCGTCGCCTCGCACCTTGCCGACGAGCCGCTCGGGCATATAGCGCAGCCCGAGCAGATCGATCACGGTCAGCGGATCGCCGGTCACTTCCTCACTGATGATTGCGAGGCGCATTGCCTGCTCGGTGGAAATGCCTTTGCGCAGGCCGGGAACCTTCGCGCGGTGCTTGAGACCCTTCCAGTAATGCTCAGTAACGCCGAGCTTTTCGCAGATCTTCCGAGCTGCTTCGATGCCGTGCTTGTCGTGAAATTCTTCGATGTTCATGCGTCATTCTCCGGTGGTGAAATGATACCGTCATTGTACGCGAGACTATCAAGGTATCAAAGTATCCGTCTGCTGAAATGTGCGTAAGCCCTTAAAAACACGAGTAAAAAAGATACCGGGAGGGTTGCAATGTGACTAACGATGCCTCAGTATTCGAATTGCGATACCTAAACGCGGGGAAACAAGAAAGAGGGTCGCAATCCGGGGCGCGCGGAGGTGCGCCGGCAGTCCAACTAAAAATCACACACACTGGAGCCGAAGCAAATGACGATCGAAACCGTGGAGCAAGTGCGGCAACGAAATTTCCAATGGCTGTTTCAGCAGTTCAAGGACGAGGTTCGGCGAAGCTGGCCGGACGAACCAGACCGCGGCATGCTGAAAAAGTTCGCGCAACGCCTGGACATGAATCCCATCTACCTTTCGCAGATCAACAACGACAGAAAAGTGATCGGCACGACGACAGCGAACAACATGGAGAAGGCGCTCGGCCTGCCTGACGGCTGGATGGACGTTGACCACAGCAAGGAAGCGCGCGCAGCCGACGACGACGCGATGGCGTTTCAGGAATCCGTGATGGCACTCTATACCCAGGCGCCGGAGGCAACGAAGTCCGCGCTAATCAAGGTATTCGGCGCACTTGTTACCGGCAAGCCGCTCGAAGAACTGAAATAAAATCAGTGTAGTAGGTATTTTTTACCCGGTACAACCAGGTAACATTTTGTATCGGAAACGCTTGCGTGCATCCGTCAGAAGGATTATCGTGTGGGTATCGCTTCATCACCAACCAATAACGCGGAACCTCAAAGGGGGTCGACAATGACGGGTGTGCAATCGACAGCAGTTAACGAACAAAATCAAGCTGCTGCGGCATTGTGCGGCGAATTACCGTCGGGCTGGACGGACGCATCGGAGATCCGGGCTGTGATCTCTGCGATACCGGCCTCGATGCGCAAGGAGGTATTGGCGCAAGTGACCGCGCTGATTTCTTGCGCGCTAACCGATAGCGCTAGGGGATCATTTAACGCTTGACGATACTGCATAGGTTTCGTATACTTTTTTCTACCGTGGATTAGGTGTCTCCATCGGTTCCTTCCGTGATCTGTCAGATCACTTCGCTCGCCGGAAACGGCTTGAGCGCTTTTTATTCGACAGGCCGTCGATCGGGTGATCGGCGGCTTTTGTGTTTATGAGGGTCAATGCGCGAGCTGATCGCGTTCGGGTTGGGAGACTCCCGGCCGCCCTCGCTATAAGCGCAGCACGCGGTTTCGCTGTGTTCGCATCATCATTCCGCGTCGTCCAGTTCTTCGTCTTCCTCTGCTTCATCCTCAGGCCGGTCAAAGTAGTCCGAATACATCCGGTCAAAGTGCGCGTCTAACTCGCGCTCGAATTGAGCCATGTTCATCGCTATCCCCTGTGAATTTGTACAGGCTAAGGATACCGTGATAGTATTCGTACGTGCAAGAAATTTTCATGACAGGTGAGAGCGTGGATACCTGTCGCGTCAAGTCGATATAAGCGCGTTATCTACCGATACTGTGAGGGGATTGCAATGAAATTCGCTGCGTGGTGTGCCTGCTGGCCGTTACTGGCTGTGTTCGGCGTGTTCGCGTTCGTGACCGATTCAATGATCGACGTATGCGACGGCCTCGACGCAACGCTCGAATGGCTTCAGGACTTCGCTGATGACCGATCCCTATAACGACATCGTTGCGCTCTGCGAAGCGCTGGCCGCGTCGATCAACGCGAACGAATGCGCGGGCATCACCGTACCGGACGAATGGCGCGAGACGCTGGACGCGTACACCGGGCGTCTGGATGGCGAAAGCGCTGGCGATCTGATTGAAAACGGCGTCGATGTGATGGCGCGATACCTGACGACGCACTGAGAGCTTCACCGCAAGCCGTGAGTGCGGATAACCGCGGCAGCTGCGCACGTTTGGGAAGTGCGGACCTCCGCCCGGTTCGCCGGGAACTCGACGCACGCGGGGCGCAGCAACCCTTCAATTCACTGGAGCACACATGAAACGGATTTTGATTGCGCTATGTATCGCGTTCTCGTTGCCCGCGCATGCCGATTCGCTGCGCGACGCCGATCAGCACGACCTGCCGACGCACAAGGCATGGGGTCAATGGCATGACACGCTCGACGTGATCGAAGACCCGGCGCATGGCGTGGTGTGCTACGTGGCGCGACAGTCAGACAGTCATTCCCTGCAACTTCAATGTGTGAAGGTCAAGTAACCATGATCGACGTTCAAGCAGATCAGGCAGCACAAGACAGCGCGGCTCCGGCCGTGAGTGAGCCGGGGGAGTCGCCGAGCGTCGCATCGAATGCCGGTGCGACTGCTACGGATGCGCAATCCTCGCCGGCTGCTGCATCGGCACCGACGACTAGCGTTGCATCGCTGGCAGACCAGATCAGCGCACTGATCGCCGGGCTGGAAGGCTCGGGCGATTCGAACATCGGCCGCATTGCTGCTGATGTGAAGCGACTGGCCGCTGACATCAAGGCGGCGTTGTAAATCTCCCGCGCGCTCGCAGCCAGGGCAGGAACCCGGAAGTGCATACGGGCTGCTGAGCGCGCACTAAACACCATTGAGGGCCGTTACCCGAAAGGATGCGGCATTGTGAAATGGCAAGACCAAGCAGATACAAGGCAGAGTACGCCGAGCAAGCGCGTAAGTTATGCCTGCTTGGTGCAACGGATAAGGAGCTCGCTGATTTCTTCGAGGTGAGCGAGCAGACGATCAACGCATGGAAGTCGGCGCACGCTACATTTCTTGAGTCCGTAAAAAAGGGCAAGCAACAGGCGGATGCTGACGTTGTCGACCGGCTCTATCAGCGCGCGATGGGTTACGAGCATCCTGAGGTCGATATTCGTGTCGTGAACGGCGAGATTGTCGAGACGCCAATCACGAAGATCTACGCGCCCGATACGACGGCTGCGATCTTCTGGCTGAAGAACAGGCAGCGCGCAAAGTGGCGCGATCGCGTCGAGCAGGAATTGACTGGTGCTGATGGTGGGCCGGTGCAAACGAATCACACGATTGAGTTCGTGAAGCCCAAAGCATGAGCGCGATCCAGTTTCCCGACAAACTGGCGTTCCTGTTCGAACCCGCGCGTTACAAGGTCGCATACGGTGGCCGCGGCAGCGCAAAGAGTTGGTCTGTTGCGCGCGCACTGCTGTTACAGGCGACGACGCAGCCGCTTCGCGTTCTCTGCACGCGCGAAGTGCAGAAGTCGATCAAGCAGTCGGTGCACAAGCTTCTGGCTGACCAGATCGCGGCGCTCGGGCTTGGCTACTTCTTCGAGGTGCTGGAGACAGAGATCCGCGGCAAGAACGGCTCTGAATTTTCTTTCGCTGGCCTCGCGTCACACACCATCGACTCGATCAAGTCATTCGAAGGCTGCGATCGCGTGTGGGTGGAGGAAGGGCAGGCGGTCAGCAAACGGTCGTGGGACGTGCTTATTCCTACCATCCGCAAGCCCGGCTCTGAAGTGTGGATCACGTTCAACCCTGAGCTTGAGACGGACGAGACGTATCAGCGCTTTGTGCTTACGCCTCCGCCCGGTTCTGTTGTTGTGCAGGTCAATTACAGCGATAACCCGTGGTTCCCGGCTGAACTGGAAGCGGAGCGCCTGCACTGCAAGCAGACCGCGCCGAAGGACTACGACAACATCTGGGAAGGCAAGTGCAAGCCCGCTGTCGCCGGCGCGATCTACTACGACGAGGTCGCGAACGCGGAAGGCGCTGGCCGCATCTGCAACGTGCCGTATGACCCGATGCTGAAAGTGCACATCGTGTTCGACCTTGGCTGGAATGACGCGATGGCGATTAGCCTGGTGCAGAAGAACGCATCAGAGCTGCGCGTGATCCGCTACATCGAAGACACGCACAAGACGCTAGACCATTATTCCGCGCTGCTCAAAGAGAGCAAATTCAACTGGGGCAAGGTCTATCTGCCGCACGACGGGCGCAACAAGGACTTCAAGACGGGCAAGAGCGCCGAGGAAATTATGCAGGCGTTCGGGTGGGACGTCGCCATTACGCCGAACATGAGCGTAGAGGACGGCATCCGGCTTACGCGCATGACATTCCCGCGCATGTATTTCGACAAGCAGGCGTGCGACAGGCTCATCCAGTGTGCCAAGCGCTATCGACGCAGCATCAACCAGCAGACGAACGAGCCGGGCGCGCCATTGCACGACGAATGGTCGCACGGCGCGGACAACCTCCGGTATATCGCGGTGAATGCCGAAGCCATGACCAATGAGGAATGGGGCGGCTCGCTGCGTTATCCATCAATGAACTACGCATAAATGGCAGACAAACCGACAAAGATCACTGACGAAGAACTCGGCACGATCGTCGACACCGAGATCCGCCAGTCGATCGCCTATATGGGCGGCACGCTGTCAGAAATGCGCCGCAAGGCTGAGTATTACTACCTGGCTGAGCCGAAGGGCGATCTGGCGCCGCCCGCGATAGAGGGGCGCTCGTCCGTTGTGTCAACTGACGTTGCCGATACGATTGAATGGACGATGCCCGCGCTGATGGAGATTTTCACGGCCGGCGATGACGTCGTGGAATTCACCGCGCGCAACTCGAACGATGAGGAAGCCGCCCGGCAGACGACCGATGTCGTCAACTACGTGTTCTATCAGCAGAATCCCGGCTGGCAGATCCTGGAAGCATGGATTCGCGACGCGCTGACGCAGAAGAACGGCATCCTTAAGGTGTGGTGGGACGACAGCAAGGAAGAAGTTCGCGAGGAATACAGCGGGATTACCGACATGCAGCTCGCGGATCTGCTGCAAGATCCCGAAGTCGAGCCGATCGAGCATCGCGCATACCCTGACGAACAGCAGATGCAGGCGCTGGTCGTCGGCTACCAGACGCAGATGCAGCAATACCAGCAGGCCGCGCAACAGGCTCAGATGCACGGACAGCCGTTCAATGCGCCGCCTCCGCAGCAGCCTGACCCGTCGATGGTTCAGACGCTGCACGACGTCACGCTCAAGCGCACGAAGAAAGTCGGCCGCGTGTGCGTGGAGAACGTGCCGCCTGAGGAATTCATCATTTCGCGCCGCGCGAAGACGATTGCTGATGCACCATTCTGCGGTCATCACATGCCGAAGACGCTGTCGGAACTGCGCGCGGCTGGTTACGAGAACGTCGACCAGATCAATTCGGATTCGAATGGCGATCTGAACGGCGAGCGGCTCGAACGCGAGTCGTACGATGATGACATGGCTTACGCCGGCGAGGGCGGCCAGATCAGCAATGACCCGTCGCAGCGCGTCGTGTGGATCACGGAAGCGTATCTTCAGGTCGACTACGACGGCGACGGCATCGCGGAATGGCGCAAGGTCGTGCGCGGCGGGAATGTCACGCTTGCCAACGAGGAATGCGACGGGCCGCCGTTCGTCAGCATCACGCCGATTCGCCGGCCGCATCGCTTCTTCGGTCTGTCGCTCGCTGACCTCGCGATGGACACGCAGAAGATCAAGACGTCGATCTGGCGCGCGATCCTCGACAACATGTACATGCAGATCAACGGCCGCACGTTCGCCGTTGACGGTCAGGTCAATCTCGACGACCTGTTGACGCCGCGCCCCGGTCAGGTGGTGCGCATCAAGTCGCCTGGCGCGGTCGGCCCGCTCCAGCAGGGTATGGCTGACTCTGCAGGCGCGTATCAGGCGCTCGAATATGCCGATGCCGCAAAGCAGGACCGGACAGGCATCACGAAGTACACGCAAGGCTCGGATGCCGACACGCTGAACAAGACGAAGGGCGGGCTGGAGAACATCACCAACCGCGCTGACATGCGCGTCAAGCTGATGGCGCGCGGCATTGCCGAAACGGGCATGAAAGACCTGTTCCGCATGATTCAGAAGCTGCTGTCGCAGTATCAGGACAAGGCGATGACTATCAAGCTGCGCGGCTCGTGGGTCGATGTCGATCCGCGCGCGTGGCGCAACCAGTACGACACGATCGTGAACGTCGGTCTTGGCACTGGTGACAAGACGCTGATCGTCCAGCACCTGATGGCGCTCGGCAACGTGCAGGCGCAGGGCATGCAGATCGGTATCGCGACGCCGCAGAACATCTACAACGCTGCGGTCAAGCTGTCGCAGGCGTTGGGCTTCAAGAATTCTGAACTGTTCTTCACTGATCCGAGCAAGCAGCCGCCGAAGCCGCAACAGCCGCCGATCGAGTTGCAGAAGATTCAGGCACAGTCGCAGGCAGACGCGCAGCTTGAGCAGCAACGTCAGCAGTTCGAGATTGCCAAGACGCAGGGCGCGCAGCAGATCGAAGTGCTGAAGGCGCACCTTGACCAGCAGACGGCACTGTTCGAGCAGCGCGCGCAGGCGGCGCAGGCGCAGCAGGAGAACCAGCTTGAGGCGCAGCGCGATCTGGTGAAGGCTCATCTTGAGCAGCAGTCGCAGCAGATTCAGATGGCGTTCCAGGCGCAGATGGAAGAAATGCGGCAGGCAATGGCTCTGCAAATCGCCGCGATGAACAACGCTAACCGGCTCGAAGTGGCTGAAGTATCGGCCGCGACCACGCTTCAATCTGCGCAGATCTCTGCTGCCAATCAGGCAGCGGACACGACCAACGAGGCGCAATGACCGACACTACCCAGGAGATCGGACGAGGGCAGCAGGCGGCGGAATTGCTGGAGCATCCGCTGCTTGTTGAAGCCTTCGAAATGATGCGATCTCAATACCTGTCAGCGTGGGAATCATCCCCCGCGCGCGACGCTCAAGGACGCGAGGAACTATGGAGATTGCTGAAGTCGCTAAGCGCCGTGGAAGGCCACCTAAAGACGGTGGTGGAAACCGGCAAGATGGCGCGGTTGCAGATGGAGCAGGAGTCGAGAGCGAAGCAATTGAGGGATGGAGTGCTTTCTCGGCTCGGCTTCTAGCGGCTGAAAAGCAGCATCAGAAGCGCCGCATCGTGCGCGTATGGCATCCGTGCGCGCCGGCCGACATCTGGCACGGCGAACACGGCAGCGCGCCTGTCGTGGCTGGCGACGTCGCGTATCAGTGGAATAACGGCGACGTCTGCGCATAGTCAAATCACGATTTCCCACACAAGTCCGCCCGGAGCAATCCAGCGGGCTTTTTCTTTGAGGCACACGCATGGACGAGGCTACCCAATCGGGCGCTGACATTCAGAGCAACGACAGCAGTTTTGATGACGATTTGTTAGGTCGTCTGTCCGAAATTGTAGGCGATTCGGATTCCGTCGACGAAGGCGGTCAAGAGGGCGGCGACCAAGCGCAAGCCGAAGCCCAACCCGAACAGACCCAACCGGAAGCGACGGACGAGGAAAAGTACACGATCAAGGTCGACGGCGAAGAGCGCCAGCTGACCAAGGCGGAACTGATCGCGGAAGCGCAGAAGTCTGCGGCCGCGAACAAACGCTTTGAGGAAGCCGCAGCGTTGCGAAAGCAGGCTGAAGCGGAGCGCGCCCCACTCCAGCAGGAGCGGGCACAGCTCAAGCAGGTTCTGGATACTTTCGTGCCGCAGATGCAGGCGCTCATGCAAGCAGAGCAGCCCAATTGGGAGCATCTGATTGCGAACGATCCACAGGAATACCTCCGTCAGCGTCACGTCTTCGAAGCACGCGCGGCACAGTTGCAGCAGGCGCAGGCGGCACAAGCCTACCTCGCGCAGCAGCAAGAGGCCGAACGTGCGCAGCAGATGAAAACGCGCATCGACGAGGAAACGCGCCTCCTGCGAGACGCGATTCCTGAGTGGAAAGACGACGCGAAATTCGCCGACGGTGCCAAGTCACTGGTCGAATACCTGAAGGGTCAGAAGTTCGACGACGCGGAGCTGAACGGCATCAACGATCACCGTCTGTTGCTTGTGGCTGACAAGGCGCGCAAGTACGACGAACTCATGAAACAGCAGGCGCAAGCCGCGCAGAAGGTCAACAAGCTGCCGCCGAAGGTTGAGCGACCCGGTACAGGGGTCAAGCCTGGCGATGGACGCACAGAAGCCATGCGGCGACTGAAGCAGTCCGGCAGTGTCGAGGCCGGCGCAGCCGCGCTCCTGCAATTCCTTGATTAAGGGTAAGACATGACTGTCCCGACTAATACCTACCAGACGTATCAGGCTGTTGGCAACCGCGAAGACCTCACGGACGTGATCTATCGGATCG